TGATGAAGTGCAAGGCGCTACACGTTTTTTCACTTTCAGACTCAATGATAAAATCAATGAACTGAAAACAACAGACTTAAGTACATTGTATGGCAGAGCGCATAGTAAAAGAAGCCCAAGTTCTCGCCGCGACCCCTGCAAACAGGCCAATACAGCGCGTTTCCTAGCGTCATTGCTCGTTATTTACTGTATATATACACAGCTATTACAGTCTTAAACGCCCCTTCATGGACACTTTTAGGACACTACTTTCATTTTTGCTTTGTATTTTTTTAATCTATTTATTGAATGTGAAGTGTAAAGATTATTTAATCAATCAGACAACAATAAACTAAGGACGTTAATCAATGAAAATTTTATCTCTTATTGCTATCGCTACGCTTGGTCTTGCGGGTTGTGCCAGTGCACCAATGGGCACGGTCACGCCGTTAAAGGAAGGCTACACTGCCGAGGCTACTGTGCAAAATGGCGATATTAAAGCGGCCAAGAAGATAGCGCTTAATACGGCAGAAGCAGAGTGTAAAAAATACAATCGTGGCTTTTACGTCATAGAAGAATCAAAAGAAGAGGCTAACGCCTACGGTATGGATGACGGCACAACAGATGCAGCAAACATTGCGTCCACGCTCATTTTTGGTAAGAGTTCATTCAGCAAGTCGCGTACTGTATCGCTCAAGTTTGACTGTAAATAATATCAAATCTGAACATAAAAAAAGGGCTGATCATTCAGCCCTTTTTTTGTGTTTGTTGCTTTGCAATTTTTAGGTGCTGATATTTAAACCAGCTATTCATACCGAACGTTGCGACACCAATCACGACACCGCTAAACATTGCGAAATCGTTTGTTGTCATGCCGCCGAACAGTGCTACAAATGACGACCCGTAGGCCGTTGTTGTTAGTTTGTCCATGCAATCCCTTACTCAATCATTTCTTGCGCTTGATCACCTATCGCGTTACCTGCCGTTGTCGCTACAGGTGCCGGCACACCTACAGAGATAAGAGCAGCCGTAGCAATCGCGCCCACTATAATTTTAACAATCTTACCTTTGAAAAATTTCATTCTGTGATTTCCTTGTTTTTATTTAAATGGGTTTTCGATGTCGCCACTTTGAACGGCGGTTTTCCATCGCTGGTATTCTTCATCATTCATTTCTGGAAGTTTATGACGATAGAACACGTCGAATTTATCCGGTGTATTAGCTATGCCTGTCCATTCCCAAAAGTCCGCAGCCATACCCGCTACGCCGCCGAGAAAGTCAGCGGTAGGTTCGCCAACGATAAACGTCCCAACATCACCCGCCACGTCAATGGCATCGTCAGCGGCATCATTTTTCACATAATCGACGGCATTACCTACAGCCTTGGCGGCTTTATAGGCGAGGTATCCACCTACCGCTAAGCCAACAGCACCAAGCCCAAGGATGATATAAAACTGTTTATCGTTAACGACTGACATTAGGCAACGTCCCCCCAAATCTCTGAAACATAGTTTTGCGTTTCAGTTGGCGCACTGGCTAACCATTTATAACCGTTGGCTTTCATAGCGTTGTTGACGTTGCCCATGCCCCAGTTATAAGCAGCAAGCGCGGTTTCCCAGTCACCAAACTGGTTTTTAAGTTTGGTTAGGTATTTGGCGGCATAGTAGATGCTTTCCGATATATTTAACGGGTCAACATCGGGGTGCCATTTCGGAACGATTTGAGCAATGCCCACAGCACCCGCCGCACTGGTCGTTTTACCCGTGATAATGTCCTGACGATAACGGCTTTCTTGGTAAAGCAAACGCGCCAACAAATAGCGAGGCATTCCGTTTTGATACTCCGCCGCCATAATGTCAGCAAGGTACGGTTGCGCCGCCGCTGGCGGTGTCCATTTTGTTCTTGTCATAAAGTACAGGGCAGCACCACCGATCACGGCAACCGCTACCCACCCCCCTTTATTCATTTGTTGGTTGTTCCATTTGATCTAGCGCGGCTTGCGCTTCTTCAAACTCCGCTGTTTTTTCTTCTGCCAGTACTACGGGATCATAGTTAATAGAATCAATAGGTAGGGTTTGACCTAACTCGTTGATTTCTATTTCCTCGCCTGTTTGATGCCAGCTTTTAACGCCTCGAAAATCTGGCGTTAATGACCAACCCGAACCATTAAAAATGATTGCTTGGTTTTCGCCAGAGCTGACAGTCGGCCACTTTTTGACGGCGTTAGCTGGTATTAAATACTCATTTTTATCAAACGGGTTTCTATCACCTTCGCCCAAAACGACAGGTGCTAGAAACTCTTTAGTAATTGGGTGAAAACTATAAACTTTCATTCTTAAGCGTCCTTATTGATAGCGAATGCAGTACATGAAGGTTACGTTTTTCATTGTGCTTTCTGTGGCTCCAGTTGATGCCATACCATGTACATGATGCCCCTGAGAATCTGTACCTCTAGCCACTCCATTTGGGCCATTATTCCAATCAACACTACTACTTCCCTGAGAATAACTATTATTCCCCCCCAAACCGTAAATACTGTGGGAGTGACTACCAGCACCATATATCTCATGATTGTGAGATTTATTGTTGTCCCCTTGATAGCGTCCCAATGTAGGCACGGAATCTAGCCCCGCGCCATCATCAAAGCCACGACCAACAACCCCGCGACGGTCTGGAATAGTGAACGTGCTTATACCGTCCCCCGTCCCATATTGGCCTCGTTGTTTTGAACCTTGCGCAACTAGATTGCCGCTTTCCTGCGCGTGCTTAAACAAACGCCAAAAAAGTACACGGCTTAACTCTGCGCCGTTGGCTTTTATGGTGTTTCGTGGCGGTATGGCGGCGGCGTATTCTTCAATACGACCAACCGCGCCAATCACTCTTTTTTTAAGCTGCATACAACACCTCACACACTTTGAAGCTGTCACCTTCTGCGCCAGTGATCGTTAAACCTCCCCCAAAATTTTCCAACGTGAAAGAGTCCCCCGCCTCAATCGCTAGACCATTGATAACAATGTCATTTGCGTTGCTGTCACCAGCTAAGATCAAAAGCTCTTTTCGTAATGGTTCAGCACTTAACGGAACAGACAAACCTGAACCGATCACAAATCCATTAACTGAAAATGTCGCTCCGCTGTCAGGCCGATTTTTTAGTATTTCTGTGATCGGACGAATATCAACCGTATTTGATACCTCCACGGCTGGCATTGTCGAAACCTCAACCGCTGGTATCGTTGCCACGTTCACCGCTGGCATTTGTGATACCTGTACAGGTGGCATTTGTGATACTTCTACAGCTGGCAAAGAAGACACTTGAACAGCATTCAAGAGGTTTACATCGACAGTAGACGCTATCCCGCTGACTTCCGTTAATTGCCCAGACGCCGCGACTTTTAATTGTCCGCGCCCCGTGAGAAACGAAAATTCACCCGCGCTGTTATCAAGGTTCAAAACGTTAAAGCCCTGATAACCTTCCGGCATGATGAAGGTGTCTCTCACTGCGAGCTGGTGCATTTCCCCGTCAACTTCTAGCTCAATTTCTCCAGCGCCTTTTTCATAGTGAATATATTCACCAATGGCGGTAACGTTCCAGCGGCCACCCGCTTGTAAAACTTGCGTATGTCTCACTTTTTCACCCTCGCCATTACAATCATCGACAGCACCGCCGCGACACTCACGCCACCAATGATGTACAGATTTTTCTCATTGCTTTTTGCTACGAGATTTTGTCCGTCAGTCGCAACGGCTATTGCCATTTGCTGCACTCTGTCAGCATTGGCAGAGCTGGCATCATTGATCAATTTTGTTGCGCCGCTCCATGCATCGGCTGTTTTCTCCGATACTAAGTTAGTGGCACCGCTCCACGCTTTTGATGTCGCATTGACGGCCATTTCTGCCATTTCGCCAGCATGATCAACAGAGGAAAGCGCCACAATCTGGTTACTGTTTAGCGCCGAATTCGCCAAACCAATTGCCGCATTAACAGAACCATAGTCCGTACTGGTAACTGTGTTACCGTTACCCGCTACAACGTTTTGCCCCTGCACACCCTGTAAGCTGTAATTGGTCGTTTGGTTATTGGTAGTATTCGAACTCTTAGAACTTGAGCTCATGCGCCACCCCCTAGCTCAACGCGATACACTCGCTCAAGCTCAACACCCGCGATTCCATACTTTTCATAGAGTCGTTGTACCGCTGCATTTTTTGAGTGGTAACGAATGCTGTTAAACCCGTTTTGTATTGCTACGGATTTAATCGCTTCGCCTGCCTTTTTCATTCCATAGCCACCGACACAGCACACCACCAATTCAAGGCCGCAAGACGATTCTTCGCCTCGCGTTACCACCCAAAGATCAACACCCCCACCAATCATGTGATAAAGATGCGCCGCGCCGCTTTCGACGCTGGTCTTTATGATTTCGGTATCTTCACCACACGAACCGCGCAAGTCTTTGGGCGTTGATTCAAGCCAAGGGCTTTTTATGATTTTGATCATTTAGCCCCCTTCATCATGAAAATCACGCCCAGTAAAACCGCACCACCAACCAGCAGCGGTATCATGCTACTGGTCGCGGATGGCGCGGCACTGTAATTACCAAAGACCGTACCGCCTACGGTGTTTGTACCGCCCGTGTTGGTTGCGGTTGCGCCAAAATCTGCGCTATACCCACCACCACCGCCCATATCCATAGGATTCATAATTATTTCCCCTTCATGGCAATGACAAGCACACCCAATACCGCCACGGTGCCGCCACCGACAGCAAGCCATTTACCGTATTTATCGATAAACGTGGCATTGGCTGCATTTGCGGCGGCGGCTTGCTTTTCAACCGCGGCCGCTGCTGCTACATCATTGTATTTTGCAGCGGAAGCGGTGGCGGATTGAGTCGGTACATTCGCTGTGTTTGGCGGCTCGGGTTTTACCTTTTCGACTTCTGCTTCTGTGTAGGCATCGACAAGATCGCCAACACCCCCAGAAACTTTATCTGTTAGATCATCGAACCAGCTCATAATTTACCCCAGTGTCAAAACAACATCGGCCAGAATATCAATGGTCTTGTTGTCTGCTTCATGGTGTAACTTGAACGTGATCGTGTCATATGACGTATTCATTGAATCCGACATAAAGCCAGTGCCAACAGGGTTGAAAATGAAATACCCGTCTTGTGGTGCAAGGTCGTATTCAGCTTTTTGAATGTAATCGTTCAGCTCTTTTTCAATCTCAAGATGACGAATGATATTGCCGCCTTTACGACAAATGACTTCAATCTTGGAAATGTCACCTTTGATGTACAAGGTTCGCAGTTTTGGACCTCGCATCAACTTATCGAAAACGATGATGCCTTTGCTCACGTTGTTGATCGTGTGGCGTTCAAATCGACGTTCAACCGTTCTTACACGTTGAGTAAATTCAGTACCGTTTGCACCGATCACGGGCAAACCCTGCGAATCACGTGCAATCTGAATGTTTGCAGTAAATGCCGCATGAGCCACAATGAAATAAGCGTCTTCACCTTCTGCTGGTGCAGGAAGTGAAGAGGCCAAACGAACACGCAATTCATGCGAGTCATTGGAATGGCTCGGACGCTCTAACGAATCTTGACCTGGCAATGTTTTTGCCTTGATGTCAGCAACATGGAAAGGAATCCAACCCGCAATCACGGCGCGTTTGTTGTGATTTTCCATCATGATCAATTCAGACGCAGACGCGCCCATTGGCAAATCGGAACCGTTGGCAAGTTCAACCGCTTCAATATGTTCAACTGGGATATTGGTTTCCAAGTAAAACGTGCGGTAAACCGTGTTTGGTGGCAACGTCAAAGAAAGGCGCTTACCTTTGTTTAGCTCGCCGCTAAACGGGCTTAATTCTTCTAAAATGGCGCGCATGGCTTAACCCCCACTCACGACAGAAGCGAATTTTTTACCCGCTTTACTCGTTCTACTAATTGCGTAAACGGCAGTCCCGAACGCAGCAAGACCAACTGAAACCGAGATAACGGTTTTCCAGTCAATCGATTGCTTTACCTTGTCGATTGTTTGATTCATTTGATGTTTTCCCCTCAAGGGTTTCTGTTTAAGAGGGTCGAACGATAGAGGGCGGGATACTATGGGCGTCAATAGGGGGATAGTATGCGTATAGTATCCATAGTATGAAATTAGTGAAAAAAAGCCCTAAAAAGGGCTATCCAACGAATTTAAAGACGACTTTTTCAAAGGTATTCTGATTCACTTTGTAAAAATGAAGAGGATCAAGCGCGCCCATTTTCTCAGGGGCAAGCCCTGTTTGACGTTTGATATAGTGCTGGTCGTTGGCTTTTTGAATGCCTATATAGGTTTCACCCGCTTGGGTAATAAAGGCTTTTGGCACTTCCTGTACTCGTTGAGTACCTACGGTAAGAATGCCGCCATACTTACGAGAACGCCGCCACATTTTGCCCGTCCATTTTGGCATAGTCTGTTTAAGCCCTACGTCCGCCGCCTCTTCAACTACGATATCTAACAGCTTGGTACAGTCCAGAGCTGCCCACATGCACATCATGAACCACTCAAAATGCGCTTCATCATCGTCACCATTCCAACCAATCCGGCCACCCTTGACCATGACGATTTTTAAGGCCGCAATAAAGGCTTGTTTGTCTTTAAAGTGTTTGCACTTGTGGTCATTGTCAGGATCCCAAAAGACCGCCCGTTTTGAGTTTTTAACAAGGTTCTTAATCGCTTGTGTTTTACCACCGCCAGTAATGGCCGTGATAAAACGATGACGATTAGGAAGCCTTGTATCAGCTGGCTTCGACAACTTCGCCCCCTTGTTTCTGTTCTGTTTGCTTTTGGGCTTCTTCTTGCGCTTTAGTAATTGCAGCCATGTGCGAAGCACGCGCCGCCATGATCGCCGTACCCACATAAAGCCCTGCTTTGATCTCAGGTTTTTCCATGAAGTCGTCTACCCATGCTGGCATCGTATCGCCGTACTTTTCAGCCAATGGCACCAGCGCGGCGGCGCCAGCGTCTATTTTTTCCGCTTCTACTTCGGCCGCTGGATACGTGCGAGACAACCCCCACCAAAGCATATTATTGAAGCGAGCCGCGAGGCGTTCCGCACGTTCACGATTTGCCGCGCTTTCTTCTTTTGATGGTTCGGCTTCCTGTGTTGCTTCTTGCTCTGCTTCCTCCAAAAGATCGTCAAGGCTTAACCCTTCGTCCTGATCGATAGTATTCTCTTGCTCTAATAGTTCATTTTCTTGGTCTTGCATGATTTACCCCTTACTTACTTTTAATAGTTCAGACGATAGTACCGATACACCCGCGCATACTATGAAAACCCCCAACCCTAGCCACGCACCGCCGCTGGATTTTTTAGGCTGTTTTTTTATAGTATGAACCCTCGCCACTACTGGCGTGGGCGGAATTTTTTTTTCGTCTTCTTTGGGTGTATCGATACTATTCTCGATAGTATCGATTTTAGTATCAGACGCTTTTTCGACACTGACAGCGCCAAAAGCCGCGACATCGTTACTATCGTGATAGTATCCAACGGGCTTCATTATGCTTTTCCAACGCTCTTGTACTGTCTTGCCAGTACGTTGATCAACACCACACGCACTACAGCGAACTTGCACAAAATCGCCCTTGCGTCTGGTTTGCTCAACATAGGCACAGCGCCCACACTCGCAAACGATTTCCCCAATCACCTCCGCTTTACTTGCCATTGGCTTTCATCTCCTTCATTACTTCGACCATTTCACGCATAGCGGCGTACGCCAAGCGCGTTCCTTTTTCTGCTAATTCCACTTTTCGACCAACGGAAAAGGCACCGAGGGTTTCCATCTCTTTAATGCCTTTTCCTATTTGATCTAATGCTTTTTCTATTTTGTTTAAACTATCCATTTTTAGTCCTTTCGTTATTGATAAGTTGATTGATAATTGCCGCCCCCAGAGGGCGGCGTACAGTTATTGACACGAGTCCTAGAGAACGGATTCTCCGTTCTTTTAACCAAAGACCCAGAGACAGACACAGAACCAGCCCCAACGCGCTGAATCGTCCAGTCATAGAAGCGAGTAACAAAGGTTTCGATACCTAAAGACACGCCTTTGATAGACGCGCACAGCTCGCCATATTGGTTCTCTTCTGTATCGGAGTAATAAGGTTTAAGCGTTTGATTACGGCCAGCACAAAAGCCGCCCATAAGTTTGGTGTATTCTTTCCATTGCCCGTCATTTGCAGCATCGTAAATAGGTTTGATTTTTTCACTGATGTCTTTTTTTAGGCGGCGCAATTCACGCCAGACAGTGACGGAAACACCGCCAAAGAATTGGAATTGACGTATTCCATGTTTACGCGCCCAGCCCGTTATATTTTCGGCCATATCGACGGCACTCTTACCCGTCTCTAAATCCTTCTCGATATGAGAACCATCAATGCTTTTACAAATGTATTTGGCGATATAACCCGCCGCCGTCCCTTCTGCAGGATTCATAAACGTAACGTCATAGCGCGCATCATCCGCGCCTTTTTCGTTGGCATCCTCTTCCATGGCATAGGCTTTGAATATCTCGACAAAGTCGGCTAATTGGTTTTTCTCACCAAATACCATAATGTGCCAATGCGGTGTTGCATCGTGGTGAGGCTCAACAACGCGAATCCCGTAAAAGTGAATACCGTCGTGTTTGGCTTTAGCGCGTATTTTTGCCCATACATTACAAAGGTAGGCTTGTGACTCTCGGGGAGTAGGGCAACCAGCATCAAAGAACTTACTAATTCGTGACCCTGACTTTCTAACAGCATGGTATTTAGACGGGGCGGTAAGTGTTAAGAAGTAACCAACATGACCCAGCTCAATGGCTAGCTCTTCCGTTCCTCTAATGCGTGTCATTAACTCGCCACGGCGTATAAATGGATTCGATACGCCACGACTAGACAAGTCTTCTAATGTGAACTTTTCGCCGTGCTGGTTTTCAGCTTCCCAGCCTTTTAAAAATGCCTCGTTGGCTTCTTGCTGCTTGCGGAACTTGTTTAGACCCCAGCGTGAAAGGTAGGGTGAAGCGCCGTTATGAACCTCGCCACATTCGCGCAAGATATTCTCAACAGTTCGCCATTGCTTCTTAGCCTGTCTTGCCCACCATTCCGGCGTGATCATCCGCGCCGCCATGGCAATAACTTTTTCGTTTTTGTCCCATTTATCGAACTCCACTCCCGCCAAAGCTAACGCCTCGGCCATGAAGGTTTTTGCCTTTTCTTTACCGTCAGAAAGCCCAATACCAAAGAAGGTTTTTTCAAAGTGTGTGCTTTTCTTTTCAGCCCACGCCGCTAGTTCTTCACCCGTTAAATCAGTGATTAAGGTGTCACAGTAGCGCAAGCGTTTAACAACTGTTTTCAACCATTTAAGTGACTTTTTACTTCCATGCTTGCCGCTACGCTTTGCTATTCGCTCGGCTTCTTTCTCAACATGGGGACGCATAACAGATATTTTGTTCAACAGGGTAAGACGCTCAATAATGCCCCTTAACCATGTATTCGTTTCCACATGGCCTTTCTTCTTGTCTAAGTCGTGAAGACACAGGCGCAAGCGTTCGGCATCCTCACGACTTACACCGGATAAAAGCGACTCACGCCAAACTAAACACTGTGGAGTAGGAGAACTACGCATAATTGGCCTCGTTGAATTTCGTTGCCTGTTCTTGTTCAATTTCGTATTGAGCCAGCGCTAATTTTTCAGCAACCACTTTTGCCGCCTTTACCGACGACCAATAGACAGATACTTTTGCACCTTCCATTTCTTGCATGACCGCACCATTCATCAAAAATCGCTTCAACCCACCAGACACCGCCGCCGCCATCATTTCGCTAAGCTGGATAATCTCAACCTTGCTTAGTGAATCATCACCCAGCGCCAACGGGTCAAAGTCAGCCGCAAGTCTTAAAGGCATCAAAGCCCAGCCGCCGCGCTTAATCTTGCCAATACTGGCACCTTGTTTTTCGATTTTTAGAATGGTGGCGCGTGGATTCCACGACTGATAAAAGAAGGCACCCATAATCAAATCATTATCGATTTCGTGGCAGGCTCTTAACTTCATCCAATGCCTCGCTACTTCAAGCATGATTTCTAAATCACTGGCTGAAAAATTCAACATGGAAGAGGGTGTATTGTGATTGAGTTGATGTATGTTGCTTTGCATAGATAACCTCTTGTTTTGGTCGCATGGCATGATAAGAACGGGCGATAGGTACGGCGGCGTATTCAGGAGGGAACAGAAAGAGCCACGCTAAAAGCTGCTTTCTTTGCTCTTCTAGGGCGGTCAAAATGGAATCCAATCACTAAAATAAAAGCGCTCAGCTATATTATCTTGACCACTTACACGAATAAAAAAGCCAAGATGATCAACAAAACCACATTCAACACTAACCATTAAAGCTGCACATATTTGCATCATTCTGGAAAACGTAACCTCAGACCCACCCGCCTCGATACGGGATAAAGACGCTTGAGTAATACCCAGTTTTTTGGCTAATTCACCTTGCTGCATGTTTTGGCTTTTTCTGATTTTTCGCACAAAATCACCTAGCGACACAGCCAACACCTGACTACCTCTTTTTCTCTTTAAGTCGCTCATGAATTCCCCAAATACCAAAGAGGATCTTTTTCCATTCTGTCTTCTGCCTCTTCCCCACTAAGTAAAAATTCCGCTTGGTGGCACTTTGGGCAAACATGCCAGCCGTCTAAAAAGTGGTGTTCCGATTCCGCGCCTTTCCAGCCGCAATCAATACATACTGACTCAACAACTACTTCCACAACCCACCCCCATAAAATCCAATAAAACAATTAAGCAGATCAAAAAAACCACCGTGTCTGGGCTGTCTATTACCTTGGTAAACCACGCCTTGATTCTCACAACCCACCCCCTGAATAATCAAAGCCAGCTTCAACAGCAAAGACCATCAACAAAAAGAACGCGGACCATAACGACATACCCAAACCACAAAGCCCTATTACCAACCCGCCGCGACCTACTTTTTTTAAAGTTTCCATAACGACCCCTTAATAATCCGCTGCTTGTTCTGCTTTCTTCATTTCCTTGATTACGTTCACGTAAACCAAGCCGCCTTTTACTGGTTGATAACGAGCAATGGCGCCCGTTCTCAAGTCTTCTTTCACGGCGCGTACTGTTTTGCCGATAATTTCCGCCCATTTTTCCGCTTTCATGTAAGGCGGTAAGGCTTGCGCGATTTGCACGAATGGCACACTTTCAGGCGCTTTTAATTCTGTATTCATTGAACTACACTCCAAATCAAGCGGTTTTAATGCGTTTATGAACTCCTTTAGTTACATAAAAGGAATTCAATGGATGTTAGTTACTAAAATGAGCCAAGTAAAGCTCATATAAGAAATTAAAGGATTTTTAAGATGAATAATTCGAGTGAAATAGTTGAAAGATTGAAACTTGTTCATAATGTTAAGACAGATAAGCAACTTTCTGAAATTTTAGGAGTTAGCAAAACTGGGGTTTTTCACTGGAAGAACAGCGATATAACACCCTATAAAGAAGTTTGTAATACCGCTCTAAGTATGGGTATTTCTTTAAAGTGGCTACTTAATGGAACAGGTGACAAATACGCAGGCTCTGACACATCAAAACTCTTCCCTGTTCCGCATTACGCAATACAGGCCAGCGCGGGCGGTGGCTCACTGGTTGAAGCTGAAAAGATAGAGCAACATCTAACCCTAAGTCGTGAATGGTTGAAGCGGGAAGGTATCAACAATAAAGACCTAATCGGCATTTATGCGAAAGGCGACAGCATGGAACCAACCATTGCCAGCGGCGATTCCTTGCTAATCGACAGGGAAGACAATTTGATTGGAAGTGACGGCGGTATCTATGTGATTAATTACGAAGGCGAGCTGTTTGTAAAACGAGTGCAAAAGCTACTTGATGGCCGAATAGCTGTTACCAGTGATAATAAAAACCACATGAGCATCGAAATATCCAAGCACG